CTGCTAATGCTCTTGGTGGAGTAAAAGTAGGGACTAATCTCAGTATAGATGGTAATGGAGTTCTTTCTGCTACTGATACGAATACTCAACTTACAACTGAACAAGTTCAAGATATTGTTGGGGCTATGTTAGTTACTAATGCTAGTCATACTAACATATCTGCTTCTTATGATGATAACAATGATGGGGCTATTGATTTATCTTTATCTGCTACTGATGTTGATGTAAGTGTTAGTAATTTGATATCAAGGTTATCACAAGTCAATTCTCCTGTATCCATAGGAACTGGTGTAGGGGTAACAATGGGAGGTAATCTCACTGTTAGCGGTAATTTAGTTGTAAACGGTTCTACTACAACTCTTGATGTAGCAAACTTAGCAATAGAAGATAATACCATTCTATTGAATAAAAACCAAACAGGTAACTCAACTACTGATGCAGGTATAGAAGTAGAAAGAGGAAACTACACGAATGTTCAGATTAAGTGGAATGAAACAACTAACAGATGGACTTTCACTAATGATGGTAATAATTACTTCAACATACCAATAACATCAGAACTTGCAAACCCATACACACACCCAACATACTCTACAACTAACATTGATACAACTGGTGCAGAAATAGTAGATAGCATAACCACTAACTCTACTGGTCATATTACTGCAATGGCTAAGAGAACTCTAACTCTTGCTGACTTAGGATATACAGGTGATACCAATGCTAACGAATATGTTCATCCTAACCATTCAGGGGATGTAACATCAAGTGCAGATGGTGCAACTACAATATCTGCTAATGCAGTTACAACTGCTAAGATATCGGATAGTGCAGTTACAGGTGCTAAATTAGCAAGTAATTCCATTACAGATGTCAAGGTAGATTCTAACGCCGCAATCGCACAAAGCAAAATTAGCGGTTTAGTTGCATCTCTTGCCGGAAAAGAACCTGCTCTTACTATTAGTGATGGTCTTGATAGAACAAACGCTACACTAAAGTTAGACATAACAGGATTAACCAATGAGAATGCAATAGACAGAACTGCTGACTTTATCGCTTTCCATGACAGTTCTGATGGTCTGAGAAAGGTAAACCTTGCAAATATATTCTCAAAACTAACTGCAAGTGACATTCCTGATTTGAGCGGTTCATATCGAGCAGTTGGAACTCAGATAGTAAACGCTGATATTAGTAATTCTGCGGCGATAAGTGCCGATAAGATTGCGGCGGGAACAACTAACAAACTATTCACAAGCACATTAGAAGCGAAACTAGCAGGTATTGCAACAGGTGCAGAAGTTAACGTTCAAGCAAATTGGAATGAATCAAGTAACAGTTCTGATGCGTTTATTCAAAACAAACCAACAATACCAAGCGGTAATCAGATTATTGATTGGACTGCAAGTGGAGCGGGAACTATTCATGCTTCAAACTATACTAACACGACATACTCTGTTGGTGATGGTGGACTAACACAAAAGAACTTCACAACTGCTTTACATGATAAGTTGGTTGGAATCGCAGCAAACGCAAACAACTTTTCTCTCACAAATGGTTCTGTAACTAATGCTCATCTCGCAGGTAGCATTGCTAATTCTAAACTGGATGATATAGCACAAAGCAAGGTAACTGGATTAGTCACTGCTCTAAACTCTAAGGTTGAGAATCTTGGTGATTTGGGTATAACTGCATCTGCTTCTGAACTTAACATATTAGATGGTGTGACAAACGTAAGTGCTACTGAAATAGGATATTTGGATGGAGTCACTTCATCAATACAAACTCAATTGAACGCTAAACTCTCTTCATTAGGAGTTACAGGGTTAAGTGATATTTCTAACTTTGATACTAGTATAGACAGTGGAGCGTCAAACAGTGGATTAGCAAGCACTCTTGCAATTAAGAACTATGTAGACGGTAAAGCCACTGTTGATACTACTTACTCATTAACAACCGCAGATGGAACAGATACTAATGGAGATGATGACCCAACATTCAAGACAATCAATCTTGCTGATAATACAAGTGGTTCAGGTAGTGTAGTTCACTTAGCAGTAGGAGCGGGTCTTGGTATCTCAAGAAATGCTGCCAACAATACACTAACATTAACCAACACTGGTAGTGCTTTAACAAAAGCCACGCTAACACCTATTCTTGCTTCCTACGATGGAACAGATACATTGAACATAGGAGATACAGATAATGATACTACTGTAAATATTCGTGGTAATCTAAATGTCTTAGGAACTACAACAACTGTAAATCAAACTCAAGTTAATGTTCAGAATGCTTTTGTCTTTGAAGGTGCTAGTGCTAATGACTATGAGACTACTCTAACAATTACAGACCCTACTGCTGATAGAACAATTACTCTACCAAACATAACTGGAACGGTAATTACTTCGGGAGATACATCAACTGTCACTAATAGTATGATAGCAAGCACTGCTATCACTAGTGCTAAACTTGCAAGTAACTCTGTATTAACAAGTAAAATAGCATCTAATGCAATAAGCACTGCAAAGATTGCTAATGGTGCAGTAACATCTGATAAGTTAGCAGGGTCTTCTGTAACTACTGCTAAACTGGATGATGGTTCAGTTACCGTAGACAAGGTAGATGGTGTAACATCTTTTGGTAGTGGAAGTATAATCAGTTCTGCTGAAAGAACGAAACTAAGTGGGATAGAAACTTCTGCTGATGTAACTGATGCAACAAACGTAGCCTCTGCCGGAGCAGTAATGGATTCAGATTTTAGTTCTAATGGGTTTATGAAAAGAACAGGAGCAGGTAGTTACACTGTTGATACTAATACATATCTTACTTCTTTAGCAGTTACAGGACTCTCAGACATTAATGCTTTTGATACTGATTTGAGTAGTGTTAGTGCATCTCATGATAGTTTGGCTTCTGCTAAAGCAATCAAAGCATATGTAGATTCTAATGCAGGTGGTGGAGGTTCTTTCAACTCCTTCTATCTACTTGATGGAACGGGAACAAGTGTAAATGTCACTGATGGAAAGTATGTTCAGTTTACACAAGGAACAGGAATAACTGCGTCATGGACTGATACTAACAGTGGTGCATCAGGCGACCCATTCGATATTACACTCACAAATACAGGTGTAACATCTAATGTTGCGGGAACAGGAATAGGTGTAAGTAGTGCTACTGGTGCAGTAACAATAACAAACACTGATTTGGGTTCTTCACAAAACATATTCAAGACAGTAGCAGTTAGTGGTCAATCTAACATTGTTGCAGATTCTAATAGTGATACTCTTAATTTTGTTGGCGGAACAAACGTAACAATAGCAACTGATGCTTCTACTGATACAATAACAATCAACGCCTCTGACACGAACACTCAGATTAGCCAAGAGCAAGTTGAGGATTATGTTGCGGGACTGCTTACCGCAGGTAGTAACATAACTCTGAACTATTCTGATAACAATGCTTCGGCAGGTACTCTTACAATAGCCGGAACTGCTAACGATGATGTATCTGTTGCGAATCTAAAATCTACTCTTAATTCAGATTTCGGTGGAGATTTCACCATTGGTAATCAGTCAGATGATACTCTAACAGTTAGTGGTTCTCTTACTGTTGGGGCTGATTTGATTGTTAGTGGAGATACTGTAACTGTAAATACATCAACTCTAACCGTAGAAGACCCGTTGATTTCTCTTGGAAAGAACAACTCTGCTGATTCTGTTGACTTAGGATTCTATGGAAGATACAATGATGGAAGCAATATTCGATACAGTGGTTTGTTTAGAGATGCTTCTGATAATGACAAGTGGAAGTTATTCTCATCAACAGGTAATTCAAACGCAGAACCTACAAGCACAGTAAATACAACAAGCGGTTTCTCATTAGGAACATTAGTTGCTTCTACCTTTGAAGGTGGTTTAGTTGGTAATGCTACCACTGCAACAACATTGGCTACTGCACGAACAATAGCAGGTGTATCTTTTGATGGTTCAGCAGACATAGCATTACCTTTGAACAACCTAACAGGAACACTTGCAGTTTCAAGAGGTGGAACAGGATTAACTTCTATTGCTTCACTATTGAACAGTAACGTATCATTAGCCGTTGCAGACTTGTCTGACATTGCTTCTCTTGATACAGATATTAGTAGCGTTAGTTCCAATGATGATACTCTTGCTTCTGCTAAGGCTATCAAGACCTATGTAGATGCTCAATTTGCAGGTGCAGGTTCAGGAGATATGACTGGTGTTGATATTACCGCAGGTAATGGTATCAGCGTAACTCAGAATAACACAACAAGTGGAAATTACACTGCAACTATTTCGGCATCAGGAATAACTACTGCACAGTTAGCAGGTTCGGCTCTACAAACAAGTTCTGAATCTTTCAACGACAATGATACAAGTTTGATGACTTCCGCCGCCATTGAAGATAAGATTCTATCATATGGATATGGAACAGGTAGTGGTAATGGGGACATAACCAGTGTAGTTGCCGGAACAGGTTTGAGTGGAGGAGCGACATCAGGAGATGCTACACTAAACTTAGACTTCTCTGAACTAACTGACATGACTGGTGATATTGCCGGAACTACTGAGTTTATTCTACAAGACGGTACTACTGAATCAAGAAAGGCTGCATCTGAAATAAAACTGTCTTACTTCAATAATGATGCTAATTGGAATAACTACGTTCACCCAACAGGAGCAGGTAATAATCACATCCCAAGCGGAGGAAGTGCAGGTCAATTCTTAAAATACAGTTCAAGTGGAACTGCTACTTGGGCTACTCCAAGTTATACAACAGAAGAACAAGTAGAGGACTTTATCGCCGCAATGATTACTGCGGGTAATAATATTGCATTAAACTACGATGATACGGCAGGGACATTAACCATAACTGGAACAGATACAAACACTTTCAGAACAGTTAGACTGACTGACGGGAACATACTAGGAGGAACAGAAGTTCTATCTTTCACTGCGGGTAGCAATATATCTCTAAGCGAAAGTGGTGGAGAAATAACAATTGCAACTACTGCTAATAACTATTCAATCTCATCTGATTTGTTAGATGAAGATAACATGGCTTCTAACTCAGCAACTAAGGTAGCCAGTCAACAATCTATCAAGGCTTATGTTGATTCACAAGTATCGGGATTAGTTGATTCTGCTCCTACTGCATTAGATACATTAAATGAATTAGCGGCGGCATTAGGAGATGATGCAAGTTTCTCGACTACAATGACTACTGCTCTTGGTAACAGACTAAGAGTTGATACAAACAGTCAGGGATTAACCGCTACTCAACAAGGATACGCATTAGACAACTTAGGAATAACTGCATCATTAGCAGAGATAAACATACTAGCCAGTGGTCTATCTGCTTCTGATATACCTGCTTTAGATGCTGCAAAGATTACCAGTGGAACTTTTGATGCTGCTAGAATACCAACACTAAACCAAAATACAACAGGAAGTGCAGGTAGTCTGTCTGCAACATTAGCAATAGGAAGTGGAGGAACAGGAGCAACTACTGCATCCGGTGCGAGAAGCAGTTTAGGGTTAGGAACGGCAGCAGTAAAGGCAGTTGCAACTGATGGCTCAAGTGGAGTTGCCGATGGAGAATCAGGTTTAGTTACTGGAAACGCAGTTTATGATTACATTACCGCACAAGGATTTGGAACTGGCTCAGGAGATATAACCGCAGTAACAATACAAACAGATTCAGGTTCATCCAATAAAGCATCAGATACAGGTGGCTCTGCTGATTTCATATTACAGGGAAGCACTGGAACAGATGTAACAAACAGTGGAACTACGATTACTGTTGGTCTTGATTTAGCAGAGTTAGCAGATGGAGGAGATGATGTTGTTGGTAGTGCAGACGAACTAATCTACTTGGATGATGGAACTCAGAAGAGGAAACTCATTAGTGAGATTAAGTTAGGCCAATTCAATAACGACCAAAACTGGAATAACTATACTCACCCAACTCATGATGGAGATGATATAGATATTGATACAACTGCATTAACAGGTGCAACCGTCATTTCAGACTTAGACCTCAACATAACTACTGATACACTTGGTCACGTTACTGATGCTAATGCTTCAATTGCTACAAGAAACTTAACCTTAGCAAACTTAGGCTTTACAGGAGATACCGATGCTACTGATGACCAAACTGCTGCCGAAATTACTGCACTGTTAAATGATGTAGCAAGTTATACACTTGGAACAAACTCAGGAACAATTACAGTAGGTAATGACTTAACTGTAAGTAATGACTTAACTGTAACAGGAGATTTACTTGTAAGTGGAGATACTGTAACAATCAATACTGCTACTGTTGAAGTCGAAGATAACATTCTACAATTGAATACTACTCAAGGTTCTCCTGATACTGCTACTGCTGCTACAAGCGGTATAAGTGTTTATCGTGGTGATGGTGTAACTCAGGCATCTTTCATATTTGATGATGCTGATGATACTTGGGATTTGACAAATGCTCTTACTGTTGCAGGTTCAAATGGAATAACCCTTGATTCAGGTTCTATTAAAATTAAAAATAGTGGAACACAATCTTTCATTGATTTCTATTGTGAAGTATCAAATGCACATTATCTAAGATTACAAGCACCTGCTCATTCAGCATTTAGTGGTAATCCTACTGTTACTTTACCCTCTACGGCAGGGACATTAGCACTAACAAGTAGCAATATTACAGGTAATGCTGCAACTGCCACTAACCTTGCCGGAACTGCAAATGCTAATGTTGTATATGCAGGGCCGACATCAGGTAATGCCGCCGCACCTGCATTTAGAGCATTAGTAGCGGCAGATATTCCTGACTTATCAGGAACATATCTAACTTCTTTTACTGAAACTAATGATTTATCAAGTTCTGTAACATGGGCTAATGTTCCTGATGCTAATATAACTAAGACTTCAGTAGCACAACATTTCGGTATTAGTGGAAATAACCAAACCAAATATCTGAAAATGACTACTGATAATTCAGGTGTAGTTGATTTTACTGCTAGAACTGACACTCAAATGAGGAGTGATTTGGGAGTAGATGCGGCGGGAACTGATAACTCAACAGATGTCACTTTAGTTACTGACAATTATGATTATCTCTCATTAAGTAATCAAGCAATTACTCTCGGTCAAATAGATATTAGTGATGATACTAACTTAGTGGCGGGAACAAATATTACTCTATCAGGAGATACGTTAAATGTAGATACGGCATTAACCGGATTAACAGATTTAGATTTAACTGCGGATAATCATACTATTTTTGATACTGTTGGTGCTAATACTCTAACTATGGGTGCATCAAATACTACAATCAAAGTAGCGGGTAATTTAGAAGTTACAGGAGATACTACCTATCATAATGAAACCATTAGAATTACAGAAAATAACAAAATAGACTTCTTCGCTACTGATGAGGCGGGAACTAGTGATGATGGTAAAGTAATACTACAAGCACAAGACCCCGGAAGTTCTAATGTAACAATTACTCTACCTAGTGCAAGTGGAACATTAGCACTATCAGGAGCATCAGTAAACTACACTCAATTAACAGGGACAGTACCAACATGGAATCAAAACACTACTGGAACGGCAGCAGGTCTTTCCTCGACATTAGCAATTAGTAGTGGTGGAACTGGTGCTACTTCTGCTCCTATGATTGGTGTAATTACTGCGGCAGACCAAGCGGCAGCAAGAACTGCATTAGGCTTAGGCAATATGGCGGTGGAAGATGGGGTATCAGAGAGTGATTTGAACATAAACAACCCAACAAACGATTATGTTTTGACTGCTAATAGTAATGCAGTTCATGGTTGGGAATGGAAAGCACTTGGTAGTATTAGTGGAAGTGGAATTGGATTAAGTGATTTATCTGCATCGAATGCTACTGCTTCCGGTACTGGTGGTTCATTAGCATATGATAGTAGCACTGGGGCATTTACTTTTACTAAGGCTCTCAACATAGCAGGTAATGCAGCAACGGCAACTAATGCGACTACTGCCGATACTGCAACAACCAGTGAGAAAGTAGCAGTTGCCGCTAACAACACTAGTAATGAAACAGTATATCCTATATTTACTGATGGTAATGGTTCGGCAAAATTAGCAGAAACAGATACAGGATTGACATACAATCCCGCAACAGGAGTTCTATCTGCTGCAACCATATCTGCCGTATTTGACGGTGGTATCTCAGGAAGTGGAGCAATAACAGGAACATCATTAACTATTGGGTCTGTTGCTTCTATTTCGCAACAGGTAAGTACACCACTTCTTACTAACAGTAATGCAGTATCTATCACAACTACTGGAAACAATGGTAATATTTCATTAAATCCACATGGAACAGGGGAAATCAGAGAAAAAGGACTAAAGACGAAGACTGGAACATATGTCGAAACAAGGCATCCCGATACTGGAAAACCTGCTGCAAGTAGCCCAACATATGCACAAACACATGGTATAACTAAAGTTCAAGGAAGCCAAAGCGAATTTGGTGTAGTTGCTGTTAACAATAGTTTTGATGTTACAGGATTATTACCAAGCGGTTCAGTAGTAGGTGGTAATTGTTCATACAGAGGAATAAGAGGAACTATTCACATTGATGCAGGTTTAACAAGTAATAACTTTGTCATGACTCAAGACTTTGTAGCAAACGCAAGAACTGGTAATAGTGGATTTACCTTTACATCATATGGTATGACATTTGATGGACAAGCAGACCCACCATTCCTTATAGAGTGGGGTGAAGTTGGTACAAGCGATATGCCGTTGAAGATAATCAATAATATGGGAACTTCTACAACAAACTCACTAAGAGTGTGGTGGGATTTGACATTATTCCCCCAAGTCTGATAAACTAACATGATATGCGAGATATAGAACATAATGGACAGTGAAATTATGGTGATGGTAAATGACAACAGATGCTAATTTTGTAGTGAAGAAAGGACTTAACGTTCAAGATGGAGATATCTCCATAAAAGGAAGTAACAAAGAACTCAGATTTTATGAGGGTTCTAACTATGTAGGGTTTGAAGCCCCTGCTCTTTCTGCCAATAAGATATGGGTTTTACCTGCCTCCGATGGTTCAACTGGTCAAGTGTTGAAAACTGATGGTAGTGGTAATCTCGGTTGGGTCAATGTAGGCGATACAAACGCAGGTGGTGTTGATGGTTCATCATCAGCACCTACATTCTCGTTTGCTTCTGATAGTAATACAGGAATGTATAGACTAACAGGTGATGTTTTAGCATTCTCAGTTGGTGGTCAAAACGCCATGTATATGCAAACATCTAAGGTTGAAGCGAATAAGAGATTTGAAATTATTGCAGGTTCTAATTCTGCTCCGGGTTTGTCATTAGCAGGTGATGATAATACAGGAATATACCGATATGCAGAAAATCAAATAGGATTTACAATAGACGGAACTGCTCAACTATTCATTAAGGATGGTGCAATAGAACCTGTTACTGATAATGATATAGATTTAGGAACTTCTAGTAAAGAATTTAAAGATGGATATTTTGATGGAACATTACATTGTGATGTATTAGACTTAGCGGGAACTGAATATACTTCAATTGGCGGTATAGCAAGTTTAGCCGCAGATACTACACCACAGTTAGGCGGTGATTTAGATGTTAATGGTAATGAAATTGTATCAACTTCAAACGCTGATATTGGCATTACACCAAATGGAACAGGGAGAGTAGTCATCGGGTCAACCACATCACAACACGATGCTCTATCGAAGTTGACCATTAAGGGAAGTGATGCGGGGATGCTCATAGAGAAACATGATGATGGTTCAAGTGGTGGCCCTACTCTTGCACTTTACAGATACTCTGCATCTGTTGCTGATAGTGATTTGATTGGTCAAGTAAACTTTAGAGGTGAAGGTTCTACTGGTAATCCATCAACGTACATATCTTTGAGAACAGAGATAGAGGATACCACAGAAGGAACAAAAGATGGTAAGTTAATTGTTAGAGGATTGAAAGCAAACAGTCAAACTGATTTCATGTCAGTTGGTTCGACTGGTGTAGAGTTTGAAGGTGGTGCGAAAGTAGGAGAAGTTACTGATGTAACCATAGGCTCAGGTTCAAGTGGAACAACAACAGGTTTCAGACTCGGTGCTAATCAAGAAGCAGGTATGGTTGCGGGAGAAGTTAGTAGTCAATCCACCGCTAATGATGGATATATCGAATTGATGAATATGGATTTAGATGGGTTAACCACTTCAAGTGGTTTACAAACAATAGAACTAACAGTTCAGATAGAGGATGAAACTAATGGAGAGGTAGAATCCTTCAAAGCATTAGTTCAAGCATCAGAAAAAACAGTATTGGGAACTACTGCAAGAGCAGTTAACTTTACTGAATGGGCTATATTGTTTGATGGTGCTGCAAGAATAGGGACATTGGCGGCAGATTATGATTCAACTGATGATACTATTAGAATAAGATATCAAAACAAACAAGGTTCAACTGCAACCTTAACTGCAACCTTCTACGCAATTACAATGCAGAATAACACATGAGGTGATTAAATGGCAAGACAACCTTTCAGACGAACAAAAAGTGATGGGACAATTGATGACGGAACGGGAGGAGGTGGAGTAGCCGGATTTAAGACAGTAGATTTAGATGCGTCTTATGACCATTCATTTCACAAATCTTACGGTGCTTTTGGTGTTGATGGACAATCAACAGGTTACACTATGAACTTCTTTATTAGCAACAATAATTTTTACGCCTATCCTTTTCTTATGCCTAAAGATGGAACATTAGAATCTATTACTATGCAGGTTTCAACGGCAGGTGATTCGGGAGATGAAATAGCAGTAGCAATTTATCCAAGTGATGCTAATGGCGACCCCGGTGGTGAAAGTGCTATTCTTCGTAAAACAGATGTAGATGTTTCATCAACTGGATATAAGACAGTAACTTCAATATCAAGTCCTACCGTTACTGGCGGGGACATATATTGGTTTGCCCTTACTCCAAAGTTCGGCACTTTTCCCGGCACTTGTAAAATGAAAACATCAATAGGTGGAATACCTAACTTATCAGGTAGAATAGTAGGAGGCAGTAGTAACACAACTCCTTTTTCCGGTGTTTCTAGGTGGGGGACATTTAGTGGCGACCCACCTGCATCAATTGGTGCAACTGATTTTCAATATAAATCAGGTATGCCGACTGGTAGATACATATTGTTTACTTTGACTTACGCATGAGGTGATGAATATGGTGGAAATAAGACATGAGATATACAACGAAGATGGAACAGTAACAGTGGAAACCTTAGAGATAACTATAACATGGGAAGAAATATTTATTGAAAGAGAAGTAATGATGAAGAATACTGATTCGTTTGTTCTTCCCGATAGAGGACTTACAGACTCTCAGTTATCAGATATCCAAACTTACAGACAAGCATGGAGAGATATCACTGATTATGATACTGCCGATGAAGCATATGAAAACTTACCAGTTCTACCCGATTGGGTTTTGGATAATGGATTAGTAGGTTAATCACCAATCATCTAAGTCTTCAAACATTTCATTCAAACACCTTACAAACATGGCGCAGGTAGAAAATGGTCTATTGTCTATGTTTACCCCCCCTTATTAGTGCGTATTTTATTCTGTAAAATGAACTCACAGACGAAATTTTCCCCAAGCCCGAAGGCTCTTGAATAGGGCAATTAACATCCGTATCCCTCCAATTGTGCATCCCAATAATCCCAATTCCAATCGGGATTTTTCTTTTTGAGATTATCTAATTCGCTATTACCCCTACTACTTTTAACACCCAATACCAAGACCCCGTAAGTTCTACGCTAATACCGTCATCTTCCATCCCGCACCAACTGGTGCAAAAAATACACCGAAGGTTAATTTACTTTTTGCACTGAATAGTCAGTTGTTGTTATTAATCACGTAATAGGGAGTATGCGAATCTTGAGGGGTCGAAATTTTTGCATAAAAAAAAGTTGGCCCTATGGCCGGATTCAATTATCCGACCATAAGGCTTTACATTCCCTACATTGCCATATCTTGATTTGCTCAAGACTACCAACATAAGTTCCTTTGATGCGTTTTGCAATAGTTGGTTGATTGCAGAATCTACAAGTTTCTCTGAGAGCCATCTCTCTGCCTCTCTTCTTCAATCAACTTCTCCATATACTCTTCAATACTTTCTTCGGAATACTTACTGTTTCCAAATGCGGCAAAGAAAAGAAGAGAAATCACCAACACAAATACAAACCATGCTAACCATTCAAACGGGGTCATTACCATTCCACCTCCAATGTCTTTACGGTTTCTTCGTCAAGGGAGAATCCTTTAACCATTTTGTTAGAAACCCCATGTTTCCATAGGTCATAGACCAATTCGCAGTCTTTTAGACAATATTCTGCTACTTCTGAATATCCACCTGCTTTCCAAACTATTGGAGCATCAGCACTATCCATTATCTTATCACTACCCAATGTATGTTGAACTAAGTTAGAAAGAGAATATCTCTCACCATACTCCTTAGAAAGTATTGCACTGGTATCAATGTATGACTCATTATCCAAATACTTCTTGATACAATAGATATCCATAGCATTCTTCAAAACGGGTAGGTCAAAATTACGAATATTGTGTCCTAACAGAACTCCTCCTTTTTGGAAGTGTTCATCTAAATCAAACTTCAAATCAGATAATGGTTTAATCTGAACATTGCTTTTGGCTAAATCATCTACCGCTTTATCAATGTATATCGTTCCCTTGTCGCCATCCCATGTGCAAACAGTTGATACAAGAAACATATGGGTATTGTCCCATCCTCCAATTTCATAGGAGAAGTTCTTTGTTTCTAAGTCAATTGCTAAAACAGACATCATTCATCATCCTTGTTTGATGCAGTCCATATAGATGCAATTTTATCTGCTTCTGATTGTTTAGGGTCAGGGGCATCCTTTCGGTTTTCTTTTGTTAAGAATCCTACTAATTGTGTTTCTCCGACATTCAACATTGCCGCCAATCTCCAACCTTCTGCTCCAAATGCGTTCAGTTGTTCGATTATTACTTTTGGGCCTTCTCTTACATCAAATACTAAGTATTGATTTTCTACCGTTATTTTACTCATTGGTTTTCACTCCTTTTTAGTTTAACATATCCGTATCTTCCAACCCTCTTCTCATCAAAATGCTCCGATACTTCCTTGTAATTTCTATACACTTGGGCTTGTCCTCTTCTTGTTAAAGTCATAATATGCTGAAATAGTGTAGTTTTATTTATCCATCGTTCCCCATCAATTGTTCTTGCTTCGGGTGTTTGCGATAATTTAACAAACGCTTTCTTAAACTCTCCTAGCATGGCTCTTTCTTGAAGCGACTTCCTTTCAGCCTTTAGTGCTAAGTCAAGCCACGACACAAGCGACTTATAGCATTGTCGAGTAAGATATGCGCCCTGCCTAACGTGTTTTTCAGTTACGATAAAACGCTTATCCTTGTTTTTGATAACAGTTCCCGATTCAGCAATACAAGAAATAACGGCTAATTTAACCATCATTCCCTGCATACGGGTAATGAAGTTGTTTGCAACCTCCATAACTGCGGGTCTACTATTCTGCACAAACTGTTGAAACTTGAAGGTTTCATTCTTTATTGCTTGATTGAATCCTTTTGCAAAAGTTACAGTTTTTAGCGGGTCTTCACCGTTTTCTATGTAGTGTTCTCTTAGAGTTTCATAGATTTGCACAAAGGCATCAGCATATTGTTGAATGGGTTTAGCGTCATCAATAATAACACCATAATCATCAGCAATAGTTTCTCTAATCATGTTCTGTTCTTCAATAGGAACTTCCCTAATGTAGATAATAGAGCGTTGCATAGCCCCTGTTTCTGAAATAGCAGTAGTTAGGGTCTTTGGTATGTATGTAGTAGCCCATGAAGATAGTCTTGCATTGCAAGTAAACTCTCCACCTTCCAACTTCTTCTTTCTAATTCTCCAATTCTGACCCCAAAGAGTGTTCATTAGAGTATTTAGATAGTAAATGATGTTGTTTCTATGTTGTGTCTTACTAAATACACCTGAATCGTGAAACTCATCAAAGATTAGAAGTCCTTCACCTTCAAGTTGACCATAATTTTGGACTGGAACTTGTATTGTTCTTGTTTCTCCTGTATCGTCATCAACAACAACCTCATCTTCCTCTCCCATACTTCCGACCATACCTGCATCTGTTGATTCTCCAACCTCAATTACCTGATAACCTGCTCCTTGACGGTTATGCTCACCAATAGTCTTGAATCCTTTCTCAAAATCATTGATATCTGAACCATATTTACTATTCAATTCGTCAAATACCAATTTTGATACTGGCCCAAAGAAATTATACATCTCAGTCTTACCTGTTCCTGATGTTTGCATCCAAATAACCTGAACTCTTGTGTCAATTCTTCTTTTTCCGGCAGGGATACATACCATATCCTTAGAAATCTGCCCTAAAAGCAAATAAAATGACAACATAGCGGGAACTTCGTTATTTATCGAAACTTCTACTGCATTTTTTACATATTTTTCTACAACAGATGGTATTCTACTTGCTTTTGAGTATTCTCTTCCTTCTTGAAGAGACTCAAAGTATAATCTATCTATTTCTGCTTCATATTCATCGTCTTGTCCTAATTTTAATTCATTTTCATTATCACTCATGTTTATATCTCCATTTTTTCTTCTGAATTTAGTGTGTCGTGTATTCTTTTTGCTAATACACTGCCAATTCCATCTAACGCACACAATTCATTAGATGAGGCTTCTCCAATTTCCATTATTGAACCAAATGTATCAATGAGAGCCTTTGCTTTCTTCTCACTAACACCTTTTATCGTTGTTAGCACATCAATTCTCAAATCGGTTGTGCTAATCTTACGTTTCTTTACTATTCGGGGAGTGTAAACTTCCCTATCATGTGGTTGCATCTTACAAACTACACAAATCAATTGTGCCGCAATTTTTTCATTCTTAACCCACAATAAAGTGCAATCTGTATCCAAAATTATCTTTCCCATTGCACCATAGAACTTTTTTGTTAGTAAAACGCTCTGTGTTGCTTTAGGCATAGTAGATTTAGAATGAGATAGATGAGTTTGTATTGCTTCTTCTATCGTTCCGTATAAAATAACTATGTTGTTATCAAATGCTCTATCCATGTTATCCATTTGATTCCAAAGTCTATTGTTAACAATAGATTGTAAGAAATCAAAGGAAGACTTTGCTTCAAAACAAACATCGTTGAAAACATAATCACCAATATCTAACCATTCCTTTTCAGTTTGAATATTGAGTTCAGATGCCTTTTCTAAGACTTGCTTAGTTAACTCAGAGTTTTCTCTACTGTCTATTTTTAGTTTCATCTAAAATTCTCCTTCAAATACATCCACTGTTCAAGTGTTAGTGGCTTCATACATTCAGCACATTTTCCATAGTGCCAATCTGTTTGATTCCATTTTCTTCCGCAAGAACATTTCAATCTACATACCTCCAACATTTTCCTACACAATACCCTTGTGCAATTAGTTTATCACAACTCGGAGTATGATATCCTTTAGAAACTATACCACTAACATACATCTTACTAGTTTCATAGTTCCAATCTAACCAAACTTCATCAAGTGAAGCAACCTTCTCTAACTCAACCATGATAGTATCAATTACCTCTTCTTGTTGTTCAGGTGAAACGTTTCTTTCTCTACCTGTAAGTAAATCTCTCCACCAATGTATTAGAAACACTCTTGCATTGTGGCTTGGGTTTTCAACCATAATCGAATTGTGTAAACACGGTAGTATTGGTAAACTACCAACAGGCTTAGGCATTTCAACTTCAATGTCAGAAGCCTCAATCGGTTCTACTGTTGGAAATTTAATTCTCTTTGAACCATACTTGATATCCAACGGAACAATATTCTTTGCTGATTGTAGTATCAAATCTAAATCTTCCAACTTGTAGTTGATTGGAATACAGAAGTAAGATTTGTCTTCATCGTAGGTAGTGCTTAGATTCATTGAGTTAGGTATTCTTCTCAAACGATTTATCTGAATCCCACTACTATCCAAAGTAGGATGGTCTTTAGCCAACTCGGTATAATACTGCTGAATGCACCGGATATCATTTACTCGCTCTCCTAGTGCAATTATGTGGAAGCCTTTACCACTGAAATAACTTCTGAACATAATGTCTTGTGATTCTAACTTCTTAGCCACTTCGACAAAATCCTTGTGAGCAAGTTCAAGTGGTTTGCCATGTGCATCAAAATCCAAGAACATTCTATCCAGTATAACAGATGAATCAATCTGAGTATTATCATTGATATCCTCAAAGTCATAGACTGTCGTATAACAATTCATCTTTCCATTGAATTGGTTGAACCAATCAAGAAACTCACTTTTTGTTTTTACTACTTTTCTTCTCATCTGTGGTGCGTGTCTTAGATGACTTCCCGCCCACACTACTCTCGGAAACTTCATTTGTATTGTCCTCCTTTTTATTAAAATTAATTTTAGCAGTTGTTAGTTCTGCTTTAACTGCGTTTGCTACTGACTCCTTCAACTTAGTTGATGCAATAGAATAGAACTCCTGTCCTATGTCTTCCCACACTAAATCCAACTTTTCCTTAGCAGATAGTTCTGCGTAGATTGCATCTGCAAATCCTTCTACAACACTTGTCATATTCTGCAATTCTGCAAAAGTCCAGTCTTTATCTTTCAACATTGTTTTTACTCTATCATCAATTGTTATTGTTTCATCACTCATTGTTTTGTCTCCTGTAAGAACTTGATTATTTCACTTGGCCCACGAATGAACTGTCCATCGTCAGTCTCTAATGTAGGAACGGTTCTAATGTCAGAAGGTGGTTTATCTTTATCCACATCCATAAGTTGAACTGACACATCAGGGTTTCGTGCTAACCATGCTTTAACTTGTTTACATGGGACACACCATGTTGCTGACCATACTCTCATTTCTTCTTCCTCCTTTTCTTGTATTCTTCTTTCAATTTACGATACTTTTCCCACTTCATAGTAAATCACCTATTTCATCCCAACCGTGTTCGTTCATGGAGAAACTCTCTCTGCAAAAGATGGGGTTTCTATCCCTCGCCGCAGAGTATACACATAATCCGAGAATATCTACTACTTCATCTTCACCCGGAAAACCCTTTCCCTTGAGAAACTGTTTCAACTCTCGTAACTCATGTAATTTCTTCTTTTGAAAATCAGTCATGTTTGAAGAGTCAATGTTTTCCTTTGTTAGAACGAATGACTTAGAGTTCCATCTAATGTCAGAACCCATATAAGGTTGAACATCAACTATTATTACACTGTGTCTAAACTTATTGTCTCCTTTTTCCTTGAGAAGTTCATTCAATATCCAATCAGCCCAATCTTCATTGTGATTAGGGTGTCCTTTGTAGGTAGAGAATCTATGTCTAAAATGAGTATTTTTGTATGTAAAAATATGTACGTCTGAAATCTCCTTTTCCGGTGCGGGATAATTATATCCATCAGTACCATTGCGTGTAGAATACGGAAGAGTGTAATTAGTCAATAAATAACGTATGCGTGTTCCACCACCCATCGGGTCAACAACATATTCCCACCCGCAAAATTCAGGATTAGATTTCCATAATGCTTTAGAATAAGTATTCCAATCCGGTTTTTGTTTATTCTTTTTACGCATTATAACCACCCTGTTGATTGTGCCTCATCACATATTGAATAATACGAACAGTTAGGGCAACTGCGAGGCTTGTAATCTGTTGGGAATACTCCTCTCTCATATGCGTGAACTAAGTTTGCTAGTCTTTTCAAGAGCGCAGTAGTGCTTGCTTTCTTTACTTCTTCAAGGTGCATAACGTTGTTCTTAGGAAAGAACCAAGCCCAATGTGTTATCTGCTTATCTCTTGTTAATCCTAATGCTTCAATGTCTTCATCCGTTGCATTATCAAACAATAATTTGTAGAAAGCCATCTCTAATCTCATATCGGATGCTTTACTGCTATGGTTGTATTTTCCTGTTTTAAGTTCCATAGGGATATATCCTTCCTCAACTTCAAACATTCTATCTATAATACCTTGAAGATGAACAACATAATCTCTTTCTAATCTAATTGTAGGAAAGTCTTCACGCCTTATCTCAAACTTAGCATTTAGAGTTGCTTCATTGATTACAGGTAAGAAAGAGTCTAACGTTCCTTCTTCTTTAGCATCTAAGAATCTATTTGCTTCAAAGGAAGCAATAGTCTCATACATATAACTCATCTCATCTAAAGGAAAGAGAGTGTAACAATAATTCAACAACTCATCAGACGAAAGATTCTCAGCCTTAGCAATATCGAATTGATTAAAGAAATCCTCTCTTGCATTATGAACTAAAGTTCCTTGATACATTGCTTCTGTTGTGTCTTGTGGTTTTTGTTCAATATAGTTAAACTCATATTTCTTAGGACACCATTTGAATCCCATGAATGATGATTTAGTTATCTTAAGTATAGGTAAACTATCATCACCATAGGTTTCAGGATTCCATTGGTATGTGTATTCATTTGTATTACTACTTGGTCTGCTCATTTCTTATTCTCTCCATATATTTTTTTCTTCTTTCTATTGCGTTCAATTTTTCAACGGCTGAACTACTACCTTTACGAACCTTCTGTCTTTCTTGTATTACCTTATCTATTTCTTCTAAGTTATTAACAATGCACTTGTTACACTTACAACCTTCTCCACATTCGGGTGTGTCAGGTGCATCAATCAAACCCATTTTAGGCATTCCTTTTTCTACGTATACCTGATAGCCTATTACATATTTAGGTTCATCAAACATGATAGTTTGGGCTACAAAATCTTTCTTCAATTCAACTGCTTGTCTTGCTGATTTTATTTCAGGTGGTCTGAACTTCCGATAGAGTTTGATTAACTTATCAACTCTTTTTTGATTAGACCATGAAAGGGATTTGTATATTCTTTTCAAAACCATTCATCCAACTCCGTTTGGTTATTGTCTTTCATTATCTTTGCTACATCCCAACCCATTGCTTCATAGATAGGTTCTGCCTTACTTACAATAGAAGAAGCATAATGCCTGTAATCAGGTGTGTATCCTTCCAGTTCAGCATAAGTATTCTTTGAAATATATCTTGGGCTAACATAGGTTTTATTCATAGGATGATAATATGTGTCTTTTACGTCAACTATTTTTAGATACAAGTATGAATCCTCTATTAGATTGTCAGGATTCATGTAGTTGTGATAGATTACTCCTTCTACGCCTGAACCGATAATCGCTCTCTTACCTTCTAACGTTACATATGTAGGATTATTACAACATACCTTCATTGGGTCATTAACTAAATCCATCAATGATATCTTAGGATTCTTTCTCTTAGAATAAAATCCTTCTTTGGTGCAATTACTACATTTTACGCTAAATCTTTCTTCACGGTATCTACTTCGTTGTGCTAGTTTAGATATCTCAATATCTCCACTCAGAACCTTTTGATACTCAGACTGTAAGAATGAAGTTATCTCTTCTTCCGACTGTTCCTTAACCCATCTGTCTAAGACTTCTAACTGAATCT